ATCAAATTTTGAGATATTCCTACTACATCAATTAAATTTTCGAGAGGTTGAACATTTACTGAACCTTGTGTTAAAGATTTTACACCATCAGCACCAGAAGATCCATCAGTACCAGAAGATCCATCAGTACCAGAAGATCCATCAGTACCAGAAGATCCATCAGTACCAGAAGATCCATTAACTCCTGCAGCACCAGTTGCACCAGCTGGAGGAGAAACAATTCCACCTTCTTTTAATTTTGGTAATGATTCTGTATCTACTGTTTGTTTATCTCCACCGCCGAACCAATTCATTGGATTCAACATGGACATTACACCGCCGCCACCACCTGTTTTCTTTTCTGGTGGTGGTTTTTGTTGAGTCTCTCCTTCCGAAGTAGTAGAAGTTTCTTCAGTTTCTTCTTTACCAAATCCTAATAATTTTAGTGGATTGAAATTAGATATAATATCACCAACCCATTTACCAAGATTCTCAAACAATCCAAATGTAATAAAGTTTGCTAGAGCCTTAAAAAGTTCTGGTATAGTTTCAAATAATATTTTTGGTATGTTTAATATATTTTTAAGAAATTCTCCAGGATTAGTTAACCACTTAAGTGTAAGTAAATCAAGTAATGGTCGTAAAAATGCCCCAAATATTTTTAATTGCGGTTCAACAAGGGCAATCATTCTCCCTAACTGACCACCAATAAAACTAAAAACTGCACCAAGAAACTTTACCATTCCTTGAAAAAATTTTAATATTCTTTGTAGATTTTTTTTATTTTTCGGATCACTAATCCAATCTAAAATTTTATACTTAATAAAATCCCCAACAATACCACTAATAAAACCCCAGATACCCAGTACAGATTTTGTTGCTGCTTTAACTATAGGATTTTTCTTATTTGATTTCCCAGAAGATTTCTTTTTATTTTCTTGTGCTGCTTCTTCCTTATCCCTTTTCTGATCTTCGTCTCGTTTAATAAAATCTAAAATAGAATCTTCAAGTTTTGATTTCTCTTCTCTCTCAACTTGTAATATCTGATCTAATAAAGATTTAATTTGATTCAGAACACCCAATAAATTATTTTTTTCTCCACCACCAACAACAGTTTTAGCTGGTACAACTTCACTCTTTGGTGCAGGAGTTATACTCGAAGAAATTTTATTAGTAGTTCCAACAAAAGGAACTATAGCTCCTCCACCACCGGCGCCACTACCACCATCAGTATTGATTGGTGATTTAATTTTATTACCACTACCACCTTTCTTACCTTTAACAAGACCACTTCTCGCAGAACTAATCGCAGAACTTCCAGCCGCTTTTGCAGCTCCTTTTGCAGCTCCAGCTAAACCAGCTCTACCGCCCATTAGAGCTCCTCTAACTAATGTTCCTCCTATAGCTGCGAGTGGTGCTGGCATATTACTGTTGGTTTTTTTGACGTTCGTTTTCTTCTTTAATATATTCAACTAACATAGTAACATAGATTTCTCGTTCCCAAGGAATCATATTTTCTAATTCAGTTAAACTATACTTATGGTGTTGCATCATCGCAAAATTAACCCTGTAATAGTTTTCAAGATTTTCATGTGATAGGGCTATGCGAAAAAATTTGCAAGACCCTCAATTACAACTTCACTTTCTACTTTAGTTTCTGGGTTTTTAACTTTGACTGTGTGCGAAAGTTTTGGCATCGTCTCAAAGAATTTTTGTACTTCTACAAATTGTTTTGTATCCATACCTTCAAGAAATTCTAGAATTTCTTTTTTAGAAAAACTAGAAGAAACATATACCTCCTCTCCTTCTATAACTTGATCAATACACATCGAAGCAATATTAAAAATATCATCAATTTCAGAACTAGATTCTTTCATATTATTTTTGATGAAAAGATCCATACTCGGATACTTCATAACAATAGAAACTTCATCAGTTAATTTGATAATATTTGAGTGATCTTCAGATTTTTGAACTTTAATTTCATCAAGATCAATCACAACTGGAACTGTAGTTTCACCATCATCAGGACAAATAATATTTAGTTCAACTGTTTCACCAATTGACTTACCACGAATATTTAAAAATAGATATTCAATGTCAAACAACGATAAAGTATCAACTTTAAATCTACTTGTTTGAATACAGTTGTCGAGAATAACTTTCACAGCATCCGCCATTTGTTTCTCATCTTCAGTTTCCATAGCAAGAAGAAGAATTTTTTCTTCCTTTACTAGAAAAGGTCTATACTTAATTTTTTTCCCGGTAGATGGAATTTCCAACTCATATGTTGGCGCAGAAAGCTTTGGTAAAGGCATAACAATCTCTATAATATAGAAATACTAACTGATTTATTTATGTGAGTCAATTGAAAAGATCTAACAGATTAGTATCACCTCCACCATTGATAGGATCAATAATAGATCCACCAATTTTATCATCTTGAAGAACACTTGATGTCATAGTTTCATATTCAAAAGAAACTGACAACTTACTTAGTTCCGAAGTACCGGAGTTTAGAGCTATCGATCCAATATTACCCGGAAAGGCCTTAAATAACCTTACAGCATAAACAGGAATTGGTGTGTAGAACTTAGATGGTCCTTTATTTTTTGAATCTGGAATGATATGATCTATACTAAATGGGGTATCTAATGAACCTGGAATATTAGATCTACTACTTACAGCTCTTTCATATTTAACTATCACAATATCTATTGCATATTCATCTCTATATCTTGTTCTCATCTTTGGCGTTATCGTAGTTATTAACGGACCAAAAATTTCATCACGTTTAGATGAATATCCATAGATCCAATTTGTCCATATATCAAATAAACCTTTTATCCTTGAGTCTGCATCCATGATAAATGAAAATGATGCTTCACTAAAAACAGAACCATAAGCATACTTTAATGAAGGAGTATTTGTAATTCTATAATCTCCAGTAGAAATTTGTAATCCAGGGAGAGTTGCTTCATCTGCATATAGAGTCATCAAATTAATTGTTTCGCTTGTTCCCAAATCTTTAGTTTTTACGAGCTCTCTATACAAAGGAGAACCTGTTTGTATTTCAAATTTAACCTGATAAAAATTACTAAGACTAAATCCAAATCTTCTTATACTAGACTTGAATTCCTCATAATTATTAAACTCGTCAGATTCTATGTCAGTGACTCTCATTGTGATGTTTCTCCCCAGACGGATGATTTACTATATTGTTGATACATACCTTTCCTTCTAGTAACGAAACTTTCAATAGGAAGGAAGATAGCAGTTTTATAATCTTCTCTATTTATTTTATACATTGGAGTTTCCAATCCTTCCATGACGTAATTGTGATAACACTGTTTAGGAAACCTTGCTCTACCATTTTCTAAACCCATAATAACATTCATCCTAGATCTATATCTCAAATAATGTAAGTTGGCACCATAAAATTTTGGACCACCACTCAAAACATATACCAAAGGAAACTCATCATAAAATTTTAATTTCATTGCGTATGTTGCTTTATATTCAAACAAGTACATTTGACCAGCACTAGGTATCATAGTCTCCTCCATCTCCGACATGTCTGAATAAATATCAGACTGTTGGAAATGCATTCTTACTGCATCTCGATACCAAGAATATGATCTTGATTCGTTACCAGCTAATTCTTTTATTTCTTGAAAGATACTCATACTTTGAGTTCGTCTTCTGTGATTAACATAAATTTATAATTCCTATCATCACAAAAATCTTTTGCCGCTGCCCATTTAGCTTGGTTTTTGGCATACTCAGTAACTTCATAGATGTATCTTTTAGTCATCTTTTTTTGAACTTTTGGTTCTCTGGTTTGTTTCTTTGGTTTTACTTCAATTAGATACTTCTGGAGATTACCATTGATATCTTTTACTTTAATATAAAAATCAACAAAATATCTATGAACTCTGTTGTCTAGTGGAGATCTATATGGTATTACAATTTCTTCACTACCCCACTCAAGAATACTTTTATTTAAATCACAGTACTTCATGAACTTTAATTCCCAAGAAGATCTATAAATAATATTTTTATAGTCACCTCGATACTTTGAAACGTTTCGTGGAATGTATTTTCCCTTCAAAGTATTCATATATAGATATAGGAAATTGTATAAAAGTATTTATGGCGCTTGCATCTAAAAAATATTTAAAAGCATTAACCCAAGGATCTATTGAATTAGTATGGCCTGCGAACTTACAAGATTCTTTTGATTACTTACAGATTAATATTGCTGAATTTGTACCAAGAGCTAGACGTAGTTCACCCAGTATTTCAACTCCGCCACCTATAGCAACTCCAACTTCTACTATATCAACATTTGCTACTCTTCTTGCTGGCGGAACTCTTGATGATGTAGCTGGAAATATACTGAAAAATAAAGATACTATACTATTACCCATACCAGAAGACGTTAGTTATACAGATAATCCTCAGTGGAATGATTCTGCTATAGGAGTTAAAGGTAGATTTGGACCACAGTTTTTACAAAAATCTGCTGAAGGATTAGAATCTGGTGACACCGCAGGAATGGGTAAGGCATTGTCAGATCTAGCTGGTGCCGGTAAAGTATCAGTTATATTGGATCTGATAAGAAGTAAACTTGGAGCAGATCCGAATGCTGTCACTCAAAATCTTAATGGTAAGATAGCAAACCCATACTTAGAACAAGTATTTGGTGGTATTGGTATGAGAGAATTTAGTTTCAGTTGGAAACTAGTTCCTAGAAATGAAAAAGAACAACAAGCAATTCATCACATTATAAAAACTTTGAGAAAATCTAGTCTACCAGATCTTTCAGGAAACTTTGGAGGTATATCTGACGGACTTATTAAAACAAATCCAGCTACCGATGAAATAATAGACAATCAAGGTGGTGGTGATAGATGGTTGAAATTACCCAAGGTATTTAATTTAAGTTGGAGATCACAGGGTACAGAAATTGAATCGCTACCAAAAATTAAAACATGTGTTTGTAAAAATGTTCAAGTGTCGTACACACCAGACAATGTGTGGGCGTCACACCTAGTTAGTAAAGATAATCCATATCCAATTGGATATAATCTTTCATTAACGTTCGGCGAAACCGAGATTATTACTGGACTAGACGTAGAAAAAGGATACTAATATGTTTTTTGATTCAACACCTGATTTTTTATATCCAGATTTTAAAGTACCTGGAAAGTATAAATTATCAAAAAATCTTTTCCGAAGGATTAGACTCAGAGATAGTTTTAATGCTGTCTATTCTAGTTCCATATCATACACCATAAATGATGGTGAGACAGCAGACTCAATTGCTTATGATAAATTTGGTAGCAATGAATGGTATTGGTCAATATTATTATTAAATAACATTACTGATTTAAACAAACAGTGGCCTTTAGATAGTGATGAAATTGAAAAATTAATCATTAAAAAATATGGTGATTTGACAGACAAAACAAGACACTGGGAAACTTCAGAAGTCAGAGATTCTAATAAAAATATAGTTTTAGATTCCGGGGTAATCATAGAAGTATTTGGAGACCACCCAGAACAAAATAAAAAAAATTATTTACCGCAAATAAAAGATCCTGCTGGTGGTGCAGTAACTGGTCTAAGTATTATTGATGGTGGTACTGGATATTTAACATATGATAATGTTGCAATAACAAATTTAAGTGGTGGTGGAAATAATTTAACTGTAGATGTTGTTAGTAATAATTTAGGTACAATAACCAACTTAAGTATATCTAATATAGGTTCAAACTATAGAGAAGGTGATATTGTAAGAATCTATGGTGGCAATGCAACCGCTAAAGTAACATCAGCAACAAGTATTTGGACAAACTGGTTCTATGATTACATAGACTCATACAGTCCACTCGTGATAAAAAAAGCAACTGCTGCCAATAATTTAAATAACGTAACTAATAGGGAATATGAATACCAACTTAATGAACTAAAAAGAGAAATATACATACCAAAAAAATCAATACTTCCAATCATGCAATCTGAATTAGAAGAACTATTAAAGTATGATACTAAGTATAAAATAACAAAGGAAGGTTATAGAGTATCGGAAGATGTATAAAAAAAGGGGGGTCTTAAGACCCCCCTTTTTATTAAAGATTATTCATCAAACTCAGCAAGGTTTGCAAAGAAACTTAGAGTGTCATCCTCTTCATTAGAACGAGGTTGAATAGGTTCTTCACGAACTGGTTGTGTAACAGGACGAGACATAGTAATGTCTGGGTCATTAAATCCACCAGACGATAATTCATCTTCCTGAGTTTCTGGATCAATACGATTTTGATGAGACTTTACAGTCAGTACTGCAGCAAGACGTTTCTCTAGTTCATCAAAAGTTTTAAAGTTGGATTGATCAGTGAATGCAGTCAGAGAATACTGTTTAGCATAAACTGATTCGAGTTGTTCATCATCAAAGTTACCAAGAGTTTCTTGAGGTGCAAACTCACTGGAGTCATAGTTCCAATAACCATCAACCTTTTTAATCTTCAGTTTAAAATTAGCACCTTGCCAGAAATCAAATGGATTAATAGGAGTTTCATCTTCAAACTCTGGTTGCATTGCAGCAATAATTTTATCGTGAATCTTTTTACCATATTTGAAAAGACAAACTCTACCCTCATTTTCAGGATGCAGAGGATCACGAACAACATAGATGTTGCTGTAGTATGACAGTTTACGTTTCTGTTTACGAGCAACTTCTTTATCAGAATCAAGACCACTATTCCAAAGTTGACGATTCAAATCACCAACAGGATCAGACTTATTAATAGTAGTAAGAGAATTTTCAATATACCAACCACCGGGACCCTGAAAGGCATGACTGAAGACTTTTGCCCATGGCATATCTTCACCTTCAGGTGCAGGAAGGAAACGAATCACGGCATAACCATTACTAGATTTATCCAGTTCTGGTTTCCATAGACGATCATCGGCACCTCCAGACTTCTCACTTTTGGAAATCTTATCCAATTCTTGAGTCAGTTTATCGAAGGAAGATGCAGAATTTTTTTTAAGTGCAGCAAAAGACATGTGTGTTCTCCGTATTGTGTACGTATTTGGCCTGTGGGGGTTTCCCAACCACTTATATATAATACCATAGTTGGTCGGTGTTGTCAAGGTTCTTCGACAAATTTTTTCATCTCAGAAATTTCTTCTCGCATACGACGAAAGACTTGACTAGCATCCGTCTCACCCTCTTTAGCGACGAATGGTAGAGTACTCATTAACATATTAACAAAATCTTTGGCATCACTTTCTTCAGAATATTTTGCTCTAAAGTAAACCATTTCTTGAAGTTCAAGAAGTCTTTCCATCATAAAAAGATATTTTTTGCCACCTTCTTGAGTACGAAATTTATAACTCTGCATAAGAGCTTGAAGATCTTCATAGATCTGCATCATTTCAGCAGCTTCTGATCTGATCAATTCGTTGTCAAAAAAGTCCATGTGTTAATAAGTATTCTTTTATATTTAGTATTCTCTATAGAAATGAACGGTTCGTATTTCACTACTAGTTTTTTTACTTCAGGCCAAACAATCGGTTCAGAAATTTTTTGTGAAAAATATGGAATGAAGTTGATTATTTTTTGAAGTATAACCATACTCTCTAAACTTACATTACCAGCAAGATATTCTTTGAGTATGATTGGGTGTTGCCCATTGTTGACTTTAAATAAAGTATCAAAGTCTTCACTAATATTAGACAACACATCCATTTCATTCTGAAAAACAAAAGACATACTCTGAATTTTGTTTTTCCATTCAGAGTATGTCTTTGATTTATTTACCGAGATGTTACCAATCCAATAGTTACTATCTTCTATAAAATGACTAACAAGAAAATTTACTATTTCTTTCTCGTTATATTTTATACCTATTTTTTTAAAAAAATACTTATCTTTTCTTTTCTCAAAAGACTGCAAACTAGCACGCGACTTACCATTAAATGTAAAGAAGTTATATGTATCTTTTGAGAAGTGAAGTTTTAATGCTAGATAAGTTTTATATACATCAAAACCATCCATATTAAATAGGTAATTTTGCTTTAGATGATTTCTTCATGAATGATAACCTTTGGGCATCATACTTAAGTTTTTCCTTCAGTGTTTTTGAAAGAAGTTTAGATACAGATTCCAATTCAATTTCATTTTCTTCGCAAAATGTAAGGATCGCTTCAATGTAGTTTAATTGACCATTACTTTCCTTCACAATTGTTTCTACTTCCATAGAAAACTTGGAAGATGTCATAAACTTATTGTTAAGAACTTCATTGATTGCTTCTTTACTTTTACTCATTAGCAGATTTCCATTCTCGTATATACTGAGTAAGTTTTCTAATGTATTCTGATTTGTTTCGTTTTTCATAGACTTTGCATTCTCCATTTTCACAGGACATAATGATAACAAGTTTCTTGACTATTATACCAGTCATTTCATACAACATGCAAGCGTATGCAACAGCTTGAACAAAGTAACCGTCAATCCACTCTTCTGGTTTTGGTTTCTCTGCTGTTTTGAAGTCAATTACAGCGAGCTCGCCTTCATATTCGGCAATGCAATCAACGGTACCCGCTAACCCTAATGTCTTACTATATAGGGGTCTTTCTAATGCATGAATATTATTTATTTTTTTTAACGTTGGTTTAGCAACCTTAAATAATATTTCTGGTAGAGGATTCGATTTTGGTAGAGGTTCATTCCTAAGAAAATATTCTGTAAGAGTATGCATACCAGTTCCTCTACTAGTAGCACGTTTTGTTTTACGGTTAGCGTATTCTTCACCAACACGTTTTCTCCACTCCTTAATTTTTTTAGCAGATTGGAAACTAGTTACCGTAGTGACAGAAACTAGTTTTATATCTTCACCAGGAAGTTTGTAATATCTTTTACCATCTATATGAACTCTTTCAAGTTTATGTGGTAAGTCAATTTCTACATGATTAAACATTAAAATCCAAGACTAAGTTTACTGACCAAGTAGCTACGAATAAGTCCAGAACGAACGATGTCTTCGATACCAAACTCAACCATACCAAACTCATCCATCAATCTAAGGATACTCATAAAGTCAAGAACACCATTCTTTTCATTTGACTTTACCAAATCAGACTGTTGAACATCACCACAGAATACAATTTTACTATCCTCACCAACACGAGTAATGATACTATCAAGTTCATGAAAATTTAAATTCTGACATTCATCAACAATAATGATTGCACGATCAAGCGTAGTACCACGAAGGAATGATGTAGACCAGAAAGAAATAGTCTCTTGTGCTTTAAGATTTTCATAAAGCATTTCAAACGAAGGATCATCTGGCATCTCAAACATATATTTTACCATATTCTTATAGGGAATTTGGTATAGAGATGCTTTATCTTCATGTGTTCCAGGAAGGAAACCAATTTCACGGGTAGCAACTAAAGATCTAACAATATAAACTTTATCATATTGGGATTCTTCTTTAAAAACTTCTTTGAGAGCAAGATATAATGCAACGAACGTCTTACCTGTACCAGCTGCACCATACATGAATAGGTTTTTATCATTTGACCAATAGTCAAAGACAGATTCCTGAGATGGTGTTAATGGTTCAATGTTCACCAACATATCAGAATTAATTGGCTTTCTGCGTTTCTTTTGTTTGGCAGACATACCATTAATATCTGGTGTAAATTTTTTCTTAGCTCTTGCCATACTTAAAATCCCTGGATGGTTGAACCGTAGTGTCCTTTTTTAATATTGTTGATCTTTGTTTGGAGATCAGAAGGAACTTTATTTCTCCAATCACCAACCTCACTAATAGAAGAAGCAACTCCAACAGACCAGTCTTTATCCCAGTCTAGATTGTCACTTCTCCATTGTTCGTATTCAGTAACTGAAAAAGAGAGTTCTTTCTTTTCTCCTGTAGTTTTATTTATTACTGGATAAGTAGGCACTATTCTTTCTCCTTAGTTTTATTGAATCCAAATGGTCCGACTTTATCTTTAGATCGGTTTTTCATAACAACGTTAGCAAGAGACTCCATAATTTTAAGGATGTCTTCTGCCTTAGCACCTTCACCAAGTTCTTTAGCAATATAGAAATACTTATCAAAGAACTCTTGACTGTGCTCTTTATAGTCTTCGACTGTGATTGGTTGATCTTTCATTTTGCAAAGTTTTAATTAGGTTTGTTTTACACCCATTCAGGTTTACGATGTGGTAATCGTAAGTAGTTAGTTGCAACCCATGGTTTGGATGCAATGTACATCTTGTATGCTTCTATGGTAGTGATGCTATCATCAAACTTATACTCCTCTGGCATTGCACGAACAAAAGGAGTGTGATCATTCAATGATCCACCAGGAATGATGTCAGCAGCAGCAACTAGAGTCAAAAAACAAGTATGTACTTTACCATATCTTGCTGCATATTCTTCACACAAAGCAAATCCATGTTGTAACAACCATCTAGTGTTTGCTAGGGTTTCGTTTGCCCAGATAGTACAAGGGTGATTACGGAACGCTCCCTTGTCCGTAGCATAGGGTGTGCCGTCTTTCTTAGGCAGTGTCCCATAACCATGTCCCCACTTGTCTGAAGCGACTATAGAGAGCATCTGACAGGTCTCTAGGGGCATCTTGACGATGTGCTTGTCTGGTAGGACAGCAGCAGATTTATAAGGAGACTCATCAGTGACGAAGATATTCATAAAAATATTTTGTACAAATACACAATAACACAATTATGATTTAGTGTCAACCCACCCAAGAGCTTCGGAAACAGATGGAAACTGTTCTACAAAAATTTTACGACAGTCTTCTGCAATTTGCATATGTTCTTTTTGAGTTCCATGTGCAGATCGAAGATTAATATAATGAATCCATGATCGACAAGATCCACTCATGTAAATTTTAGTTGGAGTACAAAGAGGAAGCACATTCCTAGCACATTCTTTTGCAACACCAAGTTCTAACATCTGTTGATATAGTGCCATAGAAGAATCAAATAGAGTCTGCATCTGCAACTCAAGATTTTGTTGCATGAATGGATCCAAGTCATCAATAGAATTCTGTCTATTCTTTGTATCTTGACGGCGAAGTTCTGGAAGAGGAATCTTATCTGACAACATAGAACTGTCAGCATACCGTTGTGAAAACTCTTGAAATGTAAAGCTACGATGTCGCAAAATTTGAGCTGCAATAGCACGTGTGGTTGCAACCTCAAGAGTCATAAAACTCTGTTCAAAAACAGACCAGTGTTCATGATTGATACAGTACTTTAAAAGTCCCGCAACTTTTGGATTCTCTTGATTTGCAGGATTACTTACACGGGCCACATAACCCATTAATTTTTCAGCGTCAGGCGTAACGGTAATAAGATTTACATTCATAATTACTTTTTATTAGTTTCTTTAGGTTTAACACCCCACAATTTTGGATTAGCTCTACCTTCTGATTGTGTAATGGTTACAAAATTTTTTTTATGCTTATCATAATAATGATCAAACATCTCCGAGACTTTATTACCAATAGCAATATCGTAGTGACTGATGTCATCCACAAGGTATTCTATGAGGTATGCAGTATAAGGCAAACTCTTATCTAATGCAATAGATGGATCGCAGTCTTCGTGTATTATCTTCAAGATCTATTTCCCCATTCGATCTCTGGGTATGCTTCAGATACACATGCTTTGGTAATTTTATATCGTTTACCAATTAAGGAATCTTTAGCAAGACATACAACATTTGCTTCAGTTTCATGGAGACCCTCAAGCATTTGAATAAACATCATTTCTCGGCGTCCTTGTTGTAATCCGTTATTACCACCCTTAATAAAGTTGTAGAGTTTTTTCCACTCATGCAATAGAAGAGTATGTTTAGTTCCTTCTGGAGTGTTGTTAGGAGTGAATGGAACATCTCCTTCAGGCACTACACTCACTGCAGAGTCATCAAAATTCCAAATTAAAATTGATTGTAGTGCTGGTGTTTTGTATTTTTGCAACGCTAAAACTTTTTCTTTTTTAGTTTTAGCGTTAGATACTTTCTGCAAAACTTCAGATATAAGCATTTTTTCAACTGGTAGTTCAGCCATTTTAAAAGTTCTCCATTTCAGATAATAGTGTAGATAATTTGTGTTCCAAGAAGTAGTTAATTGGTACTCCTTTTTTTACAGTACTATTTAACGTTTTAAATTCAGTGATTATTTTATTTGAAATTTCTTCTGGTATGCAACTTAGATCAATAAGTTTACGATTACGTTCATAGTTTTTGAATTGTTTTACATCACAAAATGTTTTTGGATTTGTAGTTAACCACTTAACTAGGTTTTTTTTGCTAATTGGTTTTTGTCTTTTACCAGTAACAAATGTATCATCATCGGATAAGAAATTTGGAATACCATCACTTCTATCCCCTTTAATAATATGTTCCATCAGAAATTGTTTTGGATCTTCTAACTGAAGATACTTTTTCTGCATAGGATTATATTGACTAACAAAAGAATACTTGCCCAATTGAAGAAAGTCTTTATCTCCAGAAAGAATTAGTACTTTTTCTCTAGTAGTATTTGATGTATGATTTGTTAGTACACTAATTATATCATCTGCTTCTGCACCATAGATTTCCATCACAACATATGGAAAATTATCACGTATCTCATCACGAATTTTATTTAAACAGTTAAAGATTGCATTCCAATCATGATCAGATTTTTCTCTATCTTTTTTTCGATTTTGTTTATAGAAAGGAAATAGTTCTCTCCTCCAATAAAATTTAGAATCATAGCAAAGAACTAGTTTCCCAAACTCATTACCAAAATTTTTTTTATAGTTCTTCAATGATCGAAGAACCATATATCGAACGAGATTGATATCAAGTCCGTCATTAGATTTCACCTGCATCATCAAGTTACTGATCATGCATTGATTCATGTCAACTAAAATCATAATTAATCCTCATCGTCGTCTTCATCGAAATTGTCTTCATCAAGAAAACGTACAGCTAAAAGTTCTTCATTTACAATAAAACCATCATTATCTAACATCTCTGGATGAATTGGATCTTGAACTTTTGATTCAAAAAAAGCAATAAAATATCCATTAGCAATCCATCCAAAAATAAATCCCAGTGCAACTCCCATAAGACAGATAATAAAACTGAAAAATAGCGTGGTTACTTCTGTCATGCTGACCTCCTATGAGTCTTCTTTGATGATTGATACCTCTAATCTATATTTTTTCTTGAAACAAGAAATTAATTTATTAAGATAGAGGATTGGTTTTTTTCTTGGTTCTTCTGGTTCTTCTAGTTCTTTCGATTCAGACTCCAATAACCCCCCACTTATCATAGCTCTTACATTAGTATTTAGATACTTGTCAGGAATTGACGATTTCATTGTAAAACTTTAATTAATAAGTAATTTGGAGATACTGTTTTTGGAATTTTTCTTTTTTTATTTGGAAGAGAATCAAAAAACACTTGACATGTAGGAGAGCAACATTGAGTTACTTCATCAAGTGATTGTATAAGTTTTTTTAATTTCTTAAGACCAGAAAATTTTTCATTGTAATCAAGAATTTTTGCACCTTTGCAGGACAAAGATTTACCAGTCAAATACAACAGATCATAAGTTGTCGTATTGATCAAAAATATTGATTTAGCACCAATAATTTTTTCTGTTGAGACTGGATCATATTTCTTCCCCTGAATTATAACAGAAGTTTGCTGAAGATGCAAGCCCTTTACCAGTTGATCAGGTGTTTTCTTTTTCTTACGACGAATAATTTTTTTAGAGTCTTTATATTTTTCGACATCAGAAATAAATCTATCAAGAAGCATTTTAAATTCTTTAAGTTCTAAATTATTAAAGTGTGAATATGCTTCGGATAAAATTTTATCTCCACCCAATGCACCATCAACCTCTTCTAAAATATCAGTTACTAGATGAATATGATTAGAAGAATATTCGTTGATAGTTTTTCTATCAACATCTTCAGATTGAAAATACTTAAAAAAATCAACACGAATTTTTTTCTTAGTAACTGAATACTCGTCAACAATTGTATCGGCAAATTGAGAGATTGTTTCTGGATTAGTCATATTAAATGGTTATCTTGTAAATACTGAAGTGTTTCTTTACATCCACCAACATGATTATTTTCTATTGATACTTGTGGGAAAGTAGCTCCTTCCCCAAACTCATTATAGAATTGTTCTTTGGTGAAATCTTTTTCATATTTATATTCAAGATAATCAAACTCTAAATGATTCAATAAATATCTGACTCTATCGCACCATTGACAATTTTCTTTTGAGTAAACTACTACATTCATTGTAAACTATATAAGTAAATTTATTTATCATCCATTTGTTTGATAACATGGATAAGATTTTTTTTTCTGCGTTTAATATTTTTTAAAACTTTATTAATTTGTGTTACTCGATCTCTTTGAAATTTACGTAATTGTTTTTCAGACATTTTAGTTTCCTTTTGAATGTCTTCTTCGGTTTCTTCAATAACTTGAGCAGCAACATCTACTACAATTTCTTCTGGATTTTCTGACATAAAAAATGGGGTATGAACCCCCTTAGTATATCACCATTATATCATTCATGCAAGCATGATATCAAGTATTTCATATTTCATTGGATTGCAAGTGGTTGTAGTCGGTCAAGGATCTCACGATATGCTTCATCACCCCAACCATTCTTGACCTTACCTTCAATAACTACTTCCATAATTTTTTCATTAACCAACAGGGTTTACATAACGAATTCTTGTATCTTTTCTCGGATGGGACATAGCATCCAACCTGAGGTGTTTTATTCGCCGGGAACATTTTACCACACTCAGAGCATTTTGTCTCCCACATTTTTATTTGACTTCTCCAATCACCCATGATCTCATACCATATGGAGTATCAGCAATCAAACTTTGAGTTGATGATACGAACTCTTGTGGAACAACTAAACAGAATCCAATACCACAATTGAATACATTTCTCATCTCTTCCTCAGCAATGTCTCCTGCCTCCTGTATCTTGTTGAAGAGTTCTGGTCGTTCCCAAGCAGACCAATCAATATCGACAGTCAGACCCTCTGGAAGGCATCGTGGAAGGTTCTCAGGCAGTCCTCCACCCGTGATGTGTGCCATGCCTAGGATAGGAACTTCACCCAAAAGATATTGAATGAGACGAGCATAGATGGTGGTTGGTGTTAGCAACTCAGTCATCTCTTTATAGTAGATGTAATTTCTCCACAGCATATCATTGACCAGCGTGTATCCATTACTATGAAGTCCACTACTCTCAATACCAATGACTACATCACCAGGTTCGATAT